AGGTGGTGATGGTGCCCGATATATTACTGAAAACGGCAAAATAACTGGCATAGAAATCACCACTACTGACGGTACTTTTGGTGATTTCAGCGCCGTGAACGGTGAGTTTTCTTACTATGGCGTACCTGTCTCCGCAGCTGCCCAGACGGTGACTTCAGATAGCTCTATCACACTGGCAGACGGCATTGATAATTTAATGCTAAATAATGTGTCCAAATTGGCCATACCCAGCACAGCAGCTTGCCTGCCTGACTGGATGGCAAAAATGGCTGGTGATGCCAAACAACCAGTTAAAACTGTGGCCAACTTAAACGGTACTGGCAATAGCTGGGATAACGAAATCACCGGTAACAACGGCAATAACAAGTTAGTTGGACTAGATGGCAATGACACTTTAACCGGACTGAAAGGTAATGATGTGTTAATTGGCGGCAATGGCGCAGATAAATTGTTTGGAGGTGCTGGCAAAGACAGCTTTAAATACTTAGCAAGCACCGACAGCCCATCGACTACTGGACAATATGACACCATTGAAGACTTTAAACGCGGCCATGACAAAATCGACTTAAAAAACATAGATGCCAATACCAATAAAAGCGGCAATCAAGCCTTTAAGTTGGTTAATGAATTTACTAATCAAGCCGGACAATTACACTTTGACGCCAACACCCATTTACTACAAGGCGATGTTAACGGTGACGGCAGTGCAGATTTTGCCATTGAAATCACTGGCGTAGCAAAACTCACTGCGGCCGACATTTTGCTGTAATTAAATTAACTAACCCAGTACAAATCATATGAAAAATATTAACCTACTTATCAAAAGCGCAGGCTTGACGGCACTGGCCTTAGTTTGCGTTAACACAGCACAAGCAGAAAATAACGTATTTAAAACCCCTTACTACCTTGCCCCATTCGGCAGCTATTTACACCCTGGCGGTGATACGCATGGCTTTGATGGCTGGGGCGTCGGTGGCGCGTTAGGTAAAGTCATTAACGAGCATTTTAACGTGGAAGCACGTGGTTTTTGGCAAAACTATAGTAATGACTTGTGTTGTGGCGGCGAAACCGATGTTTATGGTGCGACGATAGACGGGCAGTATTATTTTACCAGAAACACCTTTTCACCCTATGTTGTGGCAGGCTTAGGTGGAATGATAACTGATTTTAAATCACCAGCCGTTAATGGCAATGGTCATTCATTTATCTTTGAAGCAGGCGCAGGCAGTACTTTTCAGATAACCGAAAATATATTAGTACGTGGCGATGTGCGCTATCGTCTGAATACTTTACCCAATGAAGTCAATGATGCCGGTGTGCTTAATGGCTTGGTGGTTAATTTGGGACTGGTCGTTAATTTAGGGGATTTGTAACTAGTCAGGGATGCCTGCATTTATGTAGGCATCCCAACTATGGGTGGGAAAAAAGCACTGCCCACCCTAGACGGCTACATGACTTATTGCGATTGGTATTACGCCGAGCTGTAGATTTTTATTTAAATTCAATAACTCACAAAATATCAGCTCAACCTATGTCTGGCCCTTTGGTGTAGGCAATATTTTGACCTTATTAGCATTGCTATCCGCCTTACTGGATTCCCTTAAATGCATTAGCTGGGATTCAAGCTTTAACGCCCGCTCTACCCAAGCATCATTGGATAACTTAAGAGTATTATTGTCTTCCAGCAATCTCATAAAAGCCCCGTCACTCTCTATTGCTGATTTTGTTAGCAACTCTTGAGTTGACTTTAGTTGAGCTTCCAATTGGGCAAGCGCTACCAGACCTTGTTTGGACACATCAGTCAGTTCTTTAATAAATGCATAGCACTTGGTCAATTCCGCATTTTTTTTGGTTAACTCTGCTACCAATTGCTGGATTGTTTTGCCTTCATAGACGTTCGGACGCTCGGTAGCGTCGTATTGTCCAGCTTGTATATTAATCATTAATTTGATTCCTTATCTTTAAGTAAAGATGCATAACAAATCTGATAACTTGATTATAGACTTGATTAGCAACTTAAGTAAAACCTTCATTTAACCCGCTAAGAAGCAGATCGACTGCATCAAGACAGCAGCAGTTGCATGCGCTTACTTATTCAGCTCTTAAAATTCTTCCCATTCATAATTCTCTGCACTTTGAGCTTTATGATTCAAGTTCTGCGCTTTTTCCGAAACCACAGTGTTTAAGTAGTCATTGCTATATCTTGAAGCACTCTCTTTAATATTGTAGTTGTTATCAACCTTAAAGCTTGCCACGGCTCTGGACAATGCTTGCGCCTGCTCTTCTAATGACTCTGCTGATGCCGCAGCCTGCTCTACCAATGCAGCATTCTGTTGAGTAACATCATCCATTTGACCGATAGTGGTGTTGACTTGCGAAATACCGGAACTTTGCTCCTGTGATGCCGAAGCAATATCGCCCATAATCTTATTTACTTTTTGAATGGAACTAACGATTTCTTCCATAGTATGACCGGCTTTGGCAACTTGACTACTGCCATCGGCAATTCTTTCCACCGATTCACTAATTAAGCGCTTAATTTCCCCAGCCGCATCAGCAGCGCGTTGCGCCAGGTTTCTAACCTCTATGGCAACCACAGCAAAACCTTTACCTTGCTCTCCGGCTCTGGCCGCCTCGACCGCCGCATTCAAAGCCAAAATATTGGTTTGAAATGCAATATCATCTATCACGCTAATAATATCTTCAATCCGGTGCGAAGACGTAGTTATATCATTCATGGTCGAGACTACTTGGTCAACCACAGAAACCCCGTGCATAGCTATAGTGGAGGCGCTATTAGCTAATTGATTTGCCTGTTTAGCATTTTCTGCATTCTGTTGTACGGTGGTGGTCAGTTGCTCCATGCTGGCAGCTGTTTGTTCAAGACTGGCAGCCTGCTGCTCCGTTCTGTGCGATAAATCGTTATTACCTGCAGCAATTTCTCTAGCCGCTGTGTTAATAGTAACGGTGGATAATTGAATTTCTTCAACCAGACCGGTTAGATTTTGTACTGTTTTATTAAAAGCAAGCGTCACTTCGCCAAAAGTACCTGGGTAATCTCTAGTGATAGTTTGAGTCAAATCCCCTTTGGCCAGCGTTTGTGACACGCGCAAAATATCGTTAAAACTGGTATCGCAGGTTTCAAACAATTCATTTAAATCATCCAACATGTCTTTAAACATATACTGGAATTGAGCGCTATCAGCTCGCTTGGAAAAATCACCTTTAATGCCCGCCTCACCCAAGTTTTTAATTTGATTGCTAATGGAAAGTAAGGAAGTTTTTACTTGATCAATTGAGTTGGTAATTTTTGCCTTTTCGCCAGGCAAACGATCCATATCAACATCAAAGTTGCCTTTGGCATATTCACTGATGACTTCGACAACCCGCATTTTTACGGCAATGTGAGAATTGACCAACTCATTAATGTTGGTGGCCATTTTTCCATAGGCACCAGGAAAATCGCCGGCATTCAATTGCTCACTAATCCAGCCATCCGCGTGTTGTTGCGCCATATGTTGCTGCGAAGTTACAAAGTGATTAATGGCATCCTGCATGGCTTTCATATGAAACAACATGCTGCCGGTGTCTCCTTTTTCCAGCTTGATGTCGCGATTAACTTTACCTTTGGCCACATCCTTAGCAATTAACATGGCATACAACGGCTCTATGCCCAGTTGTTTCATAATGCTGCGAAACGCCGCCATCCCAAATGCAACCGTTAATAACATCCCAACCAGCAATTCACCAATATTAATGTACATGATGGTTTGATAACGCTGGGTTACTAGCTCAAACTCTTCCTTTGCAACTCGGATCTGCAGCTCTTTTAATTGATCTGCCTGCGCCTGCAGCGGTTCAAATTTTGGCAATACCGATTGATTTATAAAAGCATGTATCTCAGCAGTCTGATTGCTCTTAATCATTTCCACTGCTGGTGATAGCGCGCCAACCAGAAATGCTTGATGCAAGTTGATAAACTCATCGGCTAGCGTTTTTTCTTCTGGGGTTAAATATGTTGCCATATAGCTCTTCCAGAGTTTTTCTATCTGAGCATTGTTGCTGTCGATTTTTGTTAAAAACTCAGATGCCGATCCAATTTGCGGGTTAGTCATTTGCTGGGTTTGTTTAACAGAATCGGCTAGCAAGTCATTAATTTCTGCAATCTGTCCCAATGGCACCATTCTATCCAAATACACTGTGTAAAGAGGAGTGAGATATTTAAAAGGGTTATGTGAGATAAACGGGGATGAATTTGGACTTATCGAGATGAAAATTAACCATTTTTGGCATCTGGAAAACGTTTTAAAAAATCATCGTAAGAATTTGACCCACGTTTTTTTATTGCTGTAACTCGGGGTTGAATTATACACATACAATGAGGGTGTGCTTTCATATTTGGGACAGTTTCTTTTGTAAAAACACCTTTCCCAAGACCAATTTCAATATTAGCGTAATAATCGCAAACATCAGAAACTGGGTGGCTACTAGATAAGCGCCATTGATAGCCAATAACAGTTTCATCATCCTTGGTTGACGCAATAACAGCTTGATGTAATGTAGTTGCCATTTCAGTTCTGGCGATGCGTTTTAGATGATAAAGCTGTTTATCATACATCCACCATTTTACCGCCTTATCTGCTAACTCTTCCGATCCATTTTGAACGGCTAGTTTAATCTGTTTAACGACTTGTTCAGCCGCTGTTCGTGATCCAGTTTTACTAAGTGTTGTAATACGATATTCGGCTTCTGCAACTGCCTCATCCCAATATTTTTTCATTTCAGGATTATGAATTAAACCTGTGGCAGCTTCATGTAGTTCTTTTACCCAATCATCTTTATGATGTTCAACAATTTGAAAAAGACGACCACCTGGAGCACGCTCAATTGAACGCTGCATATCATAGACAATTTTATTAACTGATTGACCTTGTTTAACAGCTTGCTGAAGTGTTTTTGATAACCCATCCTTAACTGAATTATCCCATTTCCATAGCCGTTTTGATAAATTAAGGCCATCAGGCCAGCGTTGGTTGTAAGCTTGCTCAGTCAGTTTTGAAATGAATGCACTTTGCATTTTTTTATCAACTGTTCCAGCCGCGATGGTCGCGGCAGAAACTATGCTTGTGTTCATTAAAATGTGCATAGATGCTAGATATGCCGTCATTTCATCTTGCACAGCTGGTGTTATTTTCCGCCCTTGGTCGCGCAATTTAGCAACAAATTTATCAACAAAATCTTTAGCACTCATCTCAATATGGCCTTCTTGCTTGATCACCTCTTTAGCTAATTGCTGATAAATTTTAGGAATATTAGCCATAAATCATCTGTTTTGATAAGTCCCGCAATTTGGACATAATTCACCAATTGGGGTTAAAAAAAAGAAATTGCATCCACAATTACATTCCCAAATAACACCATCATCAGGATATATAATTTCACAAAATACCCCCTTATTTTGTTGACACTCTGGACATTCAAGAACTTTTGTTCCGATCACTACAACAGCTTGCCATGTATGATGACAGCACACACATGAAGCATATCCAGAGATATGCGGAGTCCTTTTTTTTATTTCATCCGACAAATTTATAATGGTCATAAACCCGCTTGCTGAGCAATCCGGTTACCATAAATATCACCCTGTGCATCAATCTCTTTGTCGATTTCCGCCATCGTTGATGCTGCCGTATCATTAGAAAGAATTTGTTTAGCCAGGCGTTTTTTAATCGTCTTATCAAACTCAGTTCCAAGCCCCAGCGTTGTACTATCCATTGCAATTGATATGGCCGTTGGTAAGTCTGCCAGATTAAAGTCATTACAATAAGCAATATTGCCGTTAAATTCTTTGCCTTCCCATAAATACACTAGTTCAGCTATTTTATTTTCAGCAGCATCACCCATTTCAGCCATGCCAGCTAATGCTCTATTAGTTTGCAAAAAATGGTATTTAAGCGCTTCGCCAGATGGTTGAACACTGCCAATAAATTCAAGGCTAGCTATCTGGTACAAACAATTAATCGTCTTTTCAATACGGGTTTCATAGCAATTAACCGGATCGGGTGGTGGCGCAATATAAGTGGGTTGTCCACCGCCAGCAGGGTTAAACGTCAAAGCGTTTTCCGTGCTGATAGTTAAATCTTTTAGTTTTTGGCGCTCTGCATCGTCAGTAACGGGTAAAGCTAAAATACTAAAAGTCTGAGAACGTAGCAGCTCGCGCAACTCCGAAGTTAAGTTGAACAAATCCCAGTTTAAGCAAGCTAAGTCATAAAAGAATGAAACGGCTTTGCTGTCTGCTGGGTTAAGCGGTTTAGCGATATGAAAAGGTACAACGGGCACTTGTCCAAGTGAATATTCACCGCTGTCAATGATACCTTCACCTGTAGGTTTTTTGGATAATATCCAACCAGTTTCCGTATAGGTTCTATAAACGACTGCACCGCCGTTCATTTCTGAAAACGTGACAGATTCCCACACGCCAGCTGCATTTTTAACTTCAGAAACTAATTGATTAGGTAGTCGTAAAGCTAAATAAGGCAATGAAGAGTCATTTTTATTATCAATAGCCTTGGCTTTATCGACAATGATATAAACAGTGCCAAGAATCATAGCTAAACGCTGATAACTGAACATCAGTGTATCTAGCTTGCCCTTATTACCATCAGCGTTAGCAATAAAATTAGTGTATAAATCATCAACTTCACGCGTTGGGGATTGTTGCCAGAGAAATCCTAAAAAAACGTCAACAATCTTGCGGCAAAAGTTTGGATAAATAGCTAATTGCCTACGTTTTTGATATTTAGTATCAGACTCCCGAGTATGTTTAATTAAATAGAATCCGGTCGCATAACTACCTTGACCTTCATAGCTATCAATTAAAAATTGATCGGAAGTTTTATCAATGAGTTTATCTACAGCCACGGTAAGCTCCACGCTTTATAATCTGCTTTTTTCTTACCTGGATTTCTCTTCCAGAATAAATACTGTGACATGCCGTCAACTTGATCATCATGTTTTACAGCAGGAAAATTCATGCACTCGTTTTCAAACTCTGGTAACCAAGGTTCAGTATTCTCTTCCGGTATCCATACTCGACCACTTTCTAATGCCGATGACTCTACGCTCATGCGTGTAACTTTATCGCCTTCCGGTTCAATCATGATTACGTTATAACCAGGAAGATCTTTAAGTTCTTGACCAAGTGCAGTGCCATGCCCTTTATCTTCAATCAATATAGCGCTAGGGTTCCAGCGCTTTTTCTGTTCAAAAGCCGCGCGTTTTAGCTTGGGGTACTCCATCTTTTCACGATAGACATCTAGTAGGTAATCATCACCCTCTTCGGTCTCGCCCCAGGTCTCACAAACGTTATAATCATTCTTAAGATTAGCTTTTTGCGCAGTATCCCAACTTTGTACAATCCGCTTAAACTGTGGCTTATATCGATAGCGTTTAAACCAAGTTAAATTAATAATATCGCCTTCAACAGCAGCTGGTCGGCCTTGGTAAAGCGAGTAATAACTCCGGCCTAAAATAACTCGCAACTTGGCCAGGGCAGTTTCATTAAATCGATCTGGACATAATGCCGCCCCAACTGGACGGCCAAGAGGATCACCATACTCAGCTTCAGCTGCAAGGTTGATTACTTCAAAATCGTCTGCAAAATCGCTTAGCTGAATACGTCCTACTAAATCATCCTCATGCCAACGAGTCATAATGATAATCATCACCCCGCCTGGTTCTAAACGGGTAAAAATATCATCCTTAAACCAATCCCAGATATTTTCACGATACGTTTTTGATTCGGCTTCTTCGCGAGACTTAACTGGATCATCAATGATGATAAGGTTAGCACCATGACCAGTAACACCACCGCCAACACCAACTGCACGCAGACCACCACCTTCTGAAGTTTCCCACTCACCTATGGTATTGGCATCTTTAGCCATGGTAATTCGTTGTGATGCAATCCGCCGAGTTTTTTTGCTAAATTTAAGTGCTAAAGCCGCATTGTAAGCGCCAATAATCGTGCGGATTTTTGGCCACCGTTCCATTAGATACGCCGGAAATCTAACAGTGACTTGCTCAGATTTGCCGTGCCGTGGGGGCACTGATAAAATCAAATGCCGTGGCTTATGATCGGATACCTCACCGCGCAAAGACTGTTCAAGCATGTCACAAATTGGCTCAAGCCTTGAACGGATATAAGCCAAGTGAGGCCAATCCCATCTAAATTCGGGGCTGGCTTGTAAGCACCAATCTCTAAACGATAATGCCTGTGTATTTTCTGTAGCAACTTCACTAGCAACCTGTTCAGCCAGTTCGGAAATATCGCTTAAAAACTGTTTGCGTTTAGGCTTTGCCAAGGGTTAACGCCTCGCCAAAAGGCTTTAAGATGGCAGCAAAAATAAGCTTGTGTTCAATATGATTTTTATCGATATAAACGGCCAGTTTTTTTAATAAGTCCAGCTGTGCAGCCATCACAGCATCTTCAACTTCTTGCTTCCATTTTTTCTGCAATCCGCTTGCCTTAGTCATATCCAAAACCGATCTAGCCGCCTCTTTTAGCAGCATAACTCGATCTTCCGGCGCCGATTCATCTAAGTCTTGCAACGATACCATCACTTCAAATAGCTCAGATTGCACCATTGAAATCACAGCCGCTGAACGCAAATCAGAATCATCGGGTGCGGCCTCTGCAATCATCCGAGCAGCATCAGTAGAATCCATGACTGCCTTCATCCGGCGCTTTAGTTTTTGCCCATAACGGGATGCAGAACTGCGGCTAATCTCAAAGCCCATTTGCTGCAACCAGTCAGCCAGACCATCATAGTCAGCAAAATTACGCGCGCGTATTTCTGCCTCAATTAAGCGCTTTTGATCTTCCGGTAAAGACTCAATCAAGTTCAGCTTAGGCATTAAAGTATTTCTCTGGTCTGGCAATGCCTGGTTCTACTGGTAACGTGTATTCAACCACATCAATCCCATAGCGAATGATCTCAGCAAACCAGCGCCCATCAGGACGCTTATCAACTTTAACCAAATCTCTGCCATGCAAATAATCAAGCTCGCGCCTGACTTCGTTCTGGGTGCTGTCGGGGAATTCGGATTGAATAACTGACAACATCATCTTTTCATATGCGCCTAACGGCCTTGCAGTATTCAGAGTTAACAAAATCTGCCAGCGAATGGTCTCACGCCGTATTTTTTCCAAATCAGCCATGCTGTACCCCTTTCATAAAAACATTTTCAATTTTTAAAGCTAGCCCATCAATCTTGGCTTCTATTACTGATTGATTGCGGATGTAGTCATCACGGCGTACATACTGGTTTGACATGTCTGCTTTCATGATTAAAATTTCTTTTTCTACCCGCTGCCATTCTTTGGCCTCATTAGCAGCTGCTTGCTCAAGCACACTAAACTTAGCATCCCAATGCTTTTGCCCAACAATTCTGGCATCTTCTTGGGTTTTAAACTTGTCATCAAGTCGGCGTTCAAACTGGCCTAGCAATAACTTTCCCGCTGCAAACATAACGGATACAAAAACCGTCAAAACAGAAACAGCCATCCCTAGCAACTGCCATAAATCAATAGTTATTGCCATATAGCCGCTCCTCTTTTTCATGCAATTGTTGGCAGCTAATACAGCGTACACAATGGGGCAATATTGCTAGTCGATCAGGCTCAATTTCAGCATCACAATCAGCACAATAAACAATGCTATCAATGATGGTTTGGGAGGATTGATCTTGATTGGCAGCATGTTTTTTAAGTGCTGCACCGGTTATAAATTGCGCTATGTCATTAGCATCATCAACACTATCAGCCATCACCACCCCCGCACTTCAAAACGACTGCTGCGGCGCTTTGATTTAATCTTTTTTAACGGCATATTAGGAAGCGATGGCAGGAAAGCAGACAAAAAGCTTAATAAAGACGGCCTCATTTAAGCTTTACCGCAGTGTTGGTTTGAGTGCGCAACACGATATTGCTGATTGATGAAGCAAGTAATAAGCCGAAATATCCCCCATCAGAAACCATTCCGCGCAATAGCTCTATATGGTCAGCCAATAAGGCAAGTACACCAAAAAGCAAATTAACCCAAAACGTGCGGCTTAAAAAAATTGATTTAGAGTCCATAAATATCTCCTGTGATGTTTGCAGTAGCTTACGGATTGGTGGAATGGGCAGGCATGAGAAGCCCTTCGCAATCTTATTTTTTTAAAAGCCACATAAAATCTCTGAAAGGGCTTTTTTAAAACCAACATGATTGAACCATGGCAACAACGAGCAATAACGCGCTATCGACGTATCCAAAACTTTGCCCATGTCTCTGGCATTGGTGCTGATGAATGGAAAAAAATTACAAATAACCCGACTTTATTTAATCGACTTTGGCGAAAGATGCTGGGGTTACCACCAGATGATATGCCGCCACCAATTGACATTAGGAGGTAAACCGATGACCGAGGAAAAGATGACCGAAAAAGAGTTAAAACGCATTGCTGAACGCATAGCCAAATGCTTGGCATTAGCTAGTTCCAGCAATCCGCATGAAGCAGAAAATGCAAAACGCCAGGCATACTCATTAATGCAGAAATACAACATGACAACTGGTGATATAGCCGCCGCCCAAGTGCATGAGCAAACAACTAAAACGGGGGGTAAATATCAGGCTCCAGTCTATCTAAGTCAGTTAGCTAACATGATTGCAAAAGCATTTGCGTGCAAAGCCATTTTAGATAAAGGATTTGGATTTAATGATTCTGAAGTCATTTTTTTAGGTCTT